TTATTCCTGCATCTTTTTCTATCGCGCCATATGCTAAATCATACATTTTTTTACCAAACTTTTCTTTGTGTCCGCGCAACTCTTTTTCAATGTAAACCGCACCAATTTGATATGTGTTCGGAATACAGTTAAATCTTTCATCTCCCGTGTCGGTCAATAAATCGACTGAAATGTATCCTAGGACATAAAAATTATCAACATATTTTTCTTTACGATAGAGAATGATAGCATGTGTTTCTCCATCGGTTTCATGAAAAACAGAGAGATTAGGCTCCAAGTTCGCTTCATTATAAGCGATGTTGGGTGCATTTGAGGATTCTTGCAGCATAAATTTGCGCCACTCATTTAAAATCTTTTTCACCTTATCACTCCATGTTCTGGAGAAATTGAATGAAAATCCCTTTTAACATTTCAGTCTCCATGCCAGCCTTTTCAGCAGCAGATTTAATCTTATTAAAAGTAACATTAGCTTCTTGCTCTATTACTTTTTGTGCTTCATCGATCATAGCATTGGTGTCTTCTTGTTCTGTGATTTTTACAATTTCTTCTTTAATCAATTGTTTTATTTTTTCTTCAGTTAATTTCATTAGTAAGTATACCTCCCGTAAAGATAAGGGGCGAAAAGGTTTTTAGTAAGAATTGACCCTTTTTCCTCTTCATGTGGAACTTCTCCAAGTTCCGTTGCGTGTTCATCGTCCGGATTAAGCAGAGCTGCTTCCATGTCTTCGTCGTGAGAATCTACAAACTCCAACATTGGTTTCTCTACAAGAAACCATTCGGCAATTTGAACTAGAGCACTTTTAATCGAATCATATTTTTTAGACTCTAAAATAGTAGCCTCCATTGAGCCGTAAATATTGCCACCCTGGATGGAATCATAGGCAACAATTCCGTGTTTTCTCAAGTGTTCAAACAACCTAGACTCTGCTCCGTAAACATTGTCTGTGAGCATATCTTTCGCAAATGCTACTATTTTCTTTTTTTCTTGCATGAGAACAATATCAATATCTTTGTGATCATAAATCATAAGATCACCACTTAATGATTCTCTCGCCGTTAATTCAAAAACATAGTCTTTGAGCCGGCTTTGTGTAATTTTTATTCCAACAGTTGGTTTTACATTTATTCCAACATCTCCGTCTGATGGAGTTATCGTGTCGATTCCGTCTTTCTTGAGAACATTTACCTTGACCATTTACAGCTCCCCCATTAGATCTTGCACATAAAATAATTTTATTATCATTTTTTCGCTAAGTGGTTGTTTTTTAAAACTCTCCAAAACTATCGAAACTTTTGATAAGTTTTCAAACTTTTCTTTCCCCAAAGTCACTTCGCCTTCTAAAAGTTTTTCATTAAGTTCTTTTTTTAATTTACCTAACTCCTCGTTGACGAAAGACTTAAGCCCGATTCCATTATCAGAAAAAGATGTAATATAATTTGTCAATAGGTTTTTTTGGTTTTCTTTTAATGAGTTTTTGTAAGTTTCATTAAATTTTCCAACAAAAGTCTTATAAGTAAGATTGTCAACGTGTTTCATTTCTTTTTCTTTTTTGCTAGACGGGATCAAAAGTGACTTCACTTTTGTTTCAACTATAAGTCGATTTTTCACACTTGATGTATTATCTTGAAACCAGGTTCCAACAGTTGCTATATTTTTATAATTTGGAACAAAGTTTTTAAAAACAGATGCGCCAAGCTGTTGATTGATTTGTGAAATAATTTTTGTTTGCGAATTAAAAATAAATTTACGGTCCAAACTATCGTAGTCTTTTTTTGTTTCTATAAGAAACCGCTCCGTAAACTCTTTTGTCATTTTATCTTTGTTTTCTAAAATCGATTTATAAAGATCTAATTCTTTTGCGAGGGGAGAGTTTTTTTTGAAATTCTCCTTAATTATTTTTATTATTTTTGCCTTTCGTGTGTCTTGTTTTTGAATAACTGCTTTTGTTAACTCCTTTACAAGAGATTCGTAAAGAAAAGCGGTGTTTCTTTTCTTATTGTGTTTCATCTTCTTTTACCTTTTTTAATAAACTTTCAATCAAAGTGTCCACTTGGTGGGATGTTTTAAATAGTTTCTGCTCTTCTGTTTCATTACTTTCCGTGATACCACGGGCTAATGAATCAAGTCCACCAAATCCAGACTTCCCTTGAAAGGTTGTGCGATAGGTGTTTCCATATTCCCCAGTTGCTTGGTTTTTCATATTCTTGGATCTTCCACCTTTTGAATATGACGTTTGATGTCGTTGATATTTACCTCTTTTATAAGAGGGTTCATCATCACGTTTAGCAGGGGGCTCAGCCAAGAGAACGTCATCAGTTTCATCACCCCCTTCGGCACCAGGGCTCTCGTCCCCAGCAGCCACGTCTCCGGCGTCACCACCCAAATCTAAATCACCAGTGTCTCCGCCTAAGTCAAGATCACCACCAGTGTCTCCCCCAAGATCTCCAAGACCTCCACCAGCATCACCACCGGTCTCTGCAGGTTGACCTGCGGATTCCAAATTAACAGAGAATTTTTTATCATAGAACATTTCCCTCTGCATTCTAACAAACTCTTCATCGGATAGTCCAAATAGGTTTTCTGCAACCCATCGCTTAGAAAAATAACCTTCAGTTGCGTTTCCGGCAACAGAGAATTTTTTATCCCAATGTTCAAGTTCTTGTAGCTCTGCTATTTTCGACGGATTATTTAACTGTAATTTGAACGACAAAAGATCATCATTTCGAAAGCCCATAGTAAACAGATGAACGATTCCGATCTTTTCAAGCTCTGCAATTACAACTCTTTGCAATCTTTGAATGGTTCTAGCAAAACGAATATCTTTTTGTGCTAGTGTTGTTTTATCTTCTGTTGCTCCCTCTCCCATTGTTAAATAAGATTGAGGCACCTTAAGCGCCGAAAACAATTTATCTCGTAAATATTTAACATCTTCGATGGTGGCAGTCATAGCTCCCCCTGGAAGATTCGTAATGTCTGTGTTTGATGTTCCACGAATAGGAATATAATAATCTTCTTCAATTGAAAGGGGATTGTAGCGTAAATCTAAACGACCCGTTGAAGCATCAGTTACTTGATGTCGCTTCATTTGTGTCATAACTTTTTGCATGTACTGCTCTACGTCTTGTGGGGGAATGTTTCCAACATCAATTTTGAAAACTCTTCTCTCCGGAGCACGAACAATACGATAAGCCATCATAGCGTCTTCTAAAAGTGTAAGTTGCCTCCAGATTCTACGAGCTGGCTCTAAGACGGATGTTCCATAAGGAGCATGCTTATCATTGCCAAGAATACGAAAATGAGCCATCTGCCAGTTTTCTAAAGTCATGCCAGCAGAATTCCATTGAAACTGCACATAGTTAGGGTTAGACTCATCTTCGCCTTCTAAGCGTTCAATTTCTTGTGGTGGAAGGCCGATACAGGCACGAATTCCCATAGCTTCTTCGATGTCTAAGTAAAGAAAAAGATCTCCATACTTACACATTGTCCTACACCATCCGAAAAGATTATGCTCAATGTTTAAAACATTGTGATAAAGATTAGACAAGATTGTTTTAATTTCATCATTGGGGCATTTAATTCTCAACATAGGTTGTAGAGAAGAGTGAGTCGTCATCTCATCAGCATAAATATCTAGTGAAGATGCACACTCGGGTGTGTATTCCATTTGGTCAAAATCAACATATCTCTCAGAACGATTTCTGTTTGAAATCATATTAACAGTCATGATGTTCATGGGATTATATTCTTGCTTCTTAAACTGTTTTCCTGATGCGCTAGTGAATCTAGATGCGTAAGTATCTAGATGTCTTCTTCTCAAGGCACGACCTTGTTGTGTTCTTCTTTGTGTAATGGGACCTGAAAACAATCTTGTTAATGAGCGGAAAAGTCCATTCTCCGGATTGTAAGGGTTTTTCCCTAAATTTTTGTTCTTTTTAGCCATTTATTATCCTTTGAAAATCCAAGCAAAGTTTCTTGCTATATTTAACTCTTCTTTATATTTAGTTTCGAAATCAGCATTATACCCTTCTTGGCCTTTTATAGTTGTGTTCATAATATTATTTTTCATGTACATTCCGTCGATCATAGCTTTACGATATTGTAGATCTTTTTCCGAAACTTCTAATGCTGTGTCGCGAACCCAACACATGATGGATAGGCACATTATGATGTCATCATGATAAGATCTCATCGCCTGTGGTTTGCCATTATTCCAAATAAAGGTTCTAAATTCATCAAACGCTCTAGAAGATGGAATTTTGATAATTTTGTTTCTAATAAATTCTTCAAGTTTTGCAACTATTAAAGGTCTTGTCTTGGTTGATGTTGTAAAGCCACCAATAGCGTTAGTCATAAACTCTCCTTGAGAAGACTCAACATAGTCGTGAGAGCCTTTAATTGAATAATAGAGATTTTCATATCCCATGTCTTTAAGTTTTTCAAAGACAGAAATACCAATGCCATTATTCTCAACAACCAAAAGGCACTTACCATATTCCGTTCCTGCCGAATGTAGCATCTGTGCGTACATATCAAGGGAAGGTTTTCCTTGATACTCGGCGACAACTTCCATGTTATTTACATTAAGCACATGAAAAACAGAGTTGTCAGCGCCATCGCCTCTAGCAACATCGGCAACCAGCAAATAAGAAGCTCCCTCTTGGTACTTCTCCCATATCCAAAAATTTCTATCATAACCTGTCCTGTAAATTGGTTCTTTAATTTGTTCTTGCAACCAAGCAATATCATCCGGATGAATAACTGTATCACCAGAAGTATTGAAATTGCATTCTAATTCTTGCGCAATTTGACGACGAGACATGTTTTTAGTCTCTTTCGCAAACCACTCTTGATCTCTTTCAGGATGAACATCCCACGGCAGATTAACCGGCTTAAAATCTGACTCTCCGTTGTCCGCTGTGACATAGGTTTTGTGAAACCAGTTTCCAACACCATTCGGCGTAGATAGTGCAATACAACGACCACCTGTTGATAGTGTGGGATAAAGACCAGTCCATAGATCATCAAGCCCATCAACGTGTGCGGCCTCATCAATAATTAAAAGAGACAATGCTTCCGAACGACCAGCATCTCCTGAAGTGGAAGCTGCTTTAATTTGGGAGCCATTGGAGAGCTCGAACGATGTTCTGTTGTCGACTTTTATTTTTGCTACCTTCATCCACTCTGGTAAGTATTGCATTATGTGTTTTACTTTTTTTACAAGATTGGCTGCTGTTTGAAACTTGGTTGCAATAACAAGAATATTCTTGTCTCTGTGAAACAACATAAACCATGCACAATAGGCAGCTGAAATTGTTGAAATCCCAAGCTGTCTTGCTTTTAAAATAATTGTAAAACGAAAATCATTAAAATCATTTATCAAATCATCTTGGTAAGGATATGTCTTAAACGGAATAAGACCGTGCATTGGATGAGAGATTCGACAATAATTATTTATAAAATATTGAGGGTCTTTCCCAGATTTTACAATTTCTTTTACAATATCTTTTTTTGATAAACTAAACGCCATTTCATTTTTTCTATTTTTTACCACCAGTGACGGTTTTATAGAGTAAATATCCAACAATTATTGATCCTACAGCAGCAGTAGCCGGCAACCCCATCGCCAAAACAGCAGCCTTTATAGCAGGAGCGGCCTTAGTTGCTGCGCTCCATCCAGCCATCTTAATAGCCTCTGCGTTGGCAGCAGCGAGTCCCATTCCTCCTAAAACAGCAGCCTGTCCGGCTACATTGCCAAACCCTTCCGTTTCACTTAAATTACTCTCTTTCATCGCATTCTTTAAAGCAGCCTGTACGGAGGGATCTTGATCTAACATCTTGAAGATCATTCTACCCACAGGGTTATCAGGATCAGCTAATTTTTTACCAGCTTCCATTTCTTCGTCTGAAGGTTCACTATGAGTTTCTTCTTTTAAGTAGTTTAGTTCTTCGTGGATTAATTTTTTGATTAAATTTTTAGTTAATTTCATTTTTCATTATCTCCCTTTTTTATAAACTCGTTACTTGGTCTTTTCGGAGTTTTAAATTTTTCTAGAAAATCTCGCGTAATTTTTCTGTTATTTTCAACAGCAGGATCCATTGTCGGCATCTCCTTTATTCCACTAATTTTGTAATGCTGATACGCTTGCACAAAAGATCGAACTCTAGAAGTTGACTGGACAAGGACTTTTACCTCACCGTCTGCTGTAAGAGTCACAGAGTTCCCTGTTACTGCTTTATATTCTTTTTGAAGAAACTTTTTAATCTCGTTAAGTTGTCGAGCGATGTCGCCTTCAAAATCTTTTGATTGGTGCACTTCTTTCAGTTTAATATCTGATTGATATTTTATGCAGATTTTATTTGCATAAAACTTTACACCAAATCCATCATTAACTCTTTGATCCATGATTGGGCACCCTTCTTCACGGCGCAAGCCAACTTTTCGAACTTGCCCGTCTAGAGAGAACCTCTCATCATGTGCTCCATCATAAGCATTTGCGGCTGCTTGTGAAAGCCCTTGTATAATTTCTAATATGTTTGATTCAGCCATTTTTAGGTCTCCATCCTGATTTCCAGCGATCTTCGCGTCCTTCAACCCATTGGATGTAGCATTTTTCACAACAATCAAATTTTGACATGTAGACATCATCATTTGATTTAAAAGAATAAACATTACACACAGGACAAGAACGTTTAGAATTCTTTGTAATTAGTTTCTTTGGGATTAAAACTCCATTTATCTCTTCTTCGTTGTTTATCCCAGATTCTTCATATTTATAAAACCCCTTAAGGTCTTCTAGATATTCTTTTTCTTTTTCATCGTTCCATCCTTTCTTTGGATGTTGAACTGTTTCTTCGCCGTATTTTTCTGATATGGCTTTTTCAACCTTTACGGCATAATTTGGATCTTTACTTTTCATATTTTCTTTGCCATTCTTTTGAAATCTTATCCTCTTTAATTGGACCCCCCTTGGCCCAAGTTCTACATGCTCTTGCCGAATGACATTTAAAATGATGCATCCAGCAATAACCTAATCTTCCTTCTCCATCAGAAGTAGGCCCAGGCATACACTCATCCATTCTGGGTGATATGTCAAACGCCGTGCAATTTCCACAAAGAGATTTTTTTGCAGCCTCTTCTGTTGTGTTCCAATAATCTGCGATGTCTTTCCAATAATCTCCAGGTTCACTAACATTCAGTGGCCCATATTGAATGTGTTCTGCTTTTATTGAGGCATCACGATTTTTAGTGTTTAGTTTTAAATCTTGTGTTGCCTCGGGGCAAAGCATCTCTTTGAGTGTTTTTAAAATTCTTATCTTCATTGAGTCAATCCTGGCTTGACAGCATACATGATTCCGACTGAGATCCCTGCACCTGCAATAAATCCGCCGATAAGTGGCCAAATATTATTTTGCGGTCTCAGTTCATCTATGTGTTCGCTCTGTAAATTAATTAGTTCGTTAAGCTTCTCAATCTCTGCATCTGTCTGGGCTTTTAACACATCATAGCGATATTTTTCTTCTATTCTCAAATTGTTGAGCTGAAACTCTATTTTAGCTTCACACATCAAATCTTTAGTGGCAGCGTCTTCAACCAGAATTCTCATTGCTGCTTCGTTGAGTAGTCGCCCATCCCATGGGACAGTTTCGCCTGTTTTCATTTCTTTGTATTTTGGCTCTTCCGCAAACAGCAAAGAAATTAATAATATCATAAGTCCATCCTTAGCTTACCAGCTTTTTTTAACATCCTAGAAACAATAGGATTATTTTTAACCAAAATTTTTGAAATTGACTCTTTGTGCCATTCGTTATCAAATGGACTATCTTGTGCCCACTTCATCCTAGTTGCGGTAGAAGAAGTTTTCCAATCACCCTTACCAGCAGAATAAAAAATAGAAGCAATTTGATCACAGTCATCTGACCTATCGTTTGGTGTCAATTGTTTAATTTTGTCTTCATCGCCAAAAACCGCCTTGATGCTTCTTTTTGTAATATCCATCTGAACCTTTTCAACGTCTGATCGTTTGGATTGATAAAAATCATACACTCCCTTTGCTGCCGTGGAGACAAGTTGTCTGTCGCTTGTCAATCCTTTTCCGTTTTTTGAAGCATATTCAATGGCAACCTCATAAAGCATAGGTCCCCAGCCGGGCTCTGCGTCTGCCACACCGACAATCCAAACATCCTTAACGCATTTTTCAACATCTGTGTTTTTGGACATCTTTATCATGCCTCTAACTTTTGATTGTATATTGGAAAGATCGTAACCATCTTTTGTTGTGTAGATGATTTCAAGCTCACCACCAGCATCTCTAATTGTAACATAAGCATTATCAGGAAGATCGCGAGGTCCTTTGGCGGCTTCCGAAATAATCTGTTTCTTTCTTTTAATTCTAATCTTCATCTCTTTCAATGCCTTTGGACTTTAAAAAATCTTCGGTGTCAACCTTTCTTGCATCTCTTAAAATTTTATGCTTTTTTTCCTCAAAATTCAAGACGTTTTCGGCAATAGAAGCGTCTTTGTCTTCCACAAGGTCACCAAGGTCCTCTACCAATTGTTGACGCTGTTCTTCTTCTAAATCTTTCCATTTTTCGTAGAATTTAACTTGTTGTTTTTTAGCGTCTTTTGATCGACCAAGAATATAAAAAGCAACAGCAGTGACGATCATCAAAACCCATTGCCAGTATTTAACGACAAAATTTTTAGTTTTTGTCAACCAAAGCATTACATTCCACCTATAACATCATTTATGAGTAACTGGAGTGCTTCTTCTTGTGGAATATTTTGATTGGCGTGGAAATTACTGGCAAGATCTTTTCTAATTTCCTGTTCGCTCATTCCACCGCCTTCAAGGTAATCATAATAATAGTCTTCCATTTGCTCTAGAGCAATGCTGTATTCGTTTGATTCCCTATAGGCTTCTTCGTCAAATCTTGGGCCCAACTTCTGTTGAAGAAAGCTTTCTTTTAGTTCTTGACGAATCATCTCTATTAATATTTTTTTTGTAAGTTTCATTTTTATCCTTTCCAAACTTTGGCTACATCAATAACAGA